AAAACTATTTGGCGCAAAAGACGAGTCCCAAGCCATGAGCTTGATGTTGCTGGCACAGGCAGAGGGTATGCATCCAATGGCAGCGATTCAGGATTTCGACATCGTCCAAGGCCGCCCTGCCCGCAAAACCCATTCTATCCTCGCGCGCTTTCAGTCAGCAGGTGGCTCTGTCATTTGGGAAGAAGTCAACGGCCTGCGTGCTTGCGGAGTGTTCAGCCACAAGCAAGGAGGATCACTGCGCGTCCAGTGGACGTTTGAACAAGCTAAACGCGTTGGCTTGACCGGAAAAGACAACTGGAAGAATTACCCGCAGGCCATGCTGCGCGCCCGTTGCATCGCAGAAGGAATCAGAGCGGTGTTTCCGGGTGCGATTGGCGGCATGCTTTCCGTTGAAGAAGCGCAGGACATTGTCATCGCACCACCAAAAGATATGGGGATGGTCACGCCAGCCGACAGCAGCAACCTGTGCACTCACTGGCTTAACGCAGTCTCAAAGGCTCAAACACTAGACGCACTTGAATCAGTCTGGAAGCTTGGTCTTGTTGAACTGAAGCAAGCTGCGGACACTGACCTGCATGCCGCCTTCAAAGCCGCAGTGCTTGAGCGCAAGGCGGCACTCAAAAGTCTGATTATCACGGTTAACGAAGAAGGCAAAATCGAAGAGGCTACGCTTTGAAATTAATTGTATGTCAGCAGGGAACGCCAGAATGGTTTCAAGCACGTGCAGGAAAGATCACCGCCTCAATGTTCAGCACGGCTTGCGATTATCTGAAGCCAACGAAATCAGAGCCGAATTTGCGGCCAAGTCAGAAACATCTCGACTATGCCTATCGGGTTGCCGTCGAACAAATTTATGGCCAAACAACTGAAGACACTTACGTAACCTGGGAGATGCGCCGAGGCACCGAGCTAGAACCTCGTGTACGCATTGCTTATGAAACAGTCACCGGCAATCTGGCAGAAGAGTCTGGCATCGTAGCCACCGACGATGAATTGTTTGCCTACTCTACTGACGGTCTTGTGGATGAGGACGGTCTGATTGAAATCAAAAGTCCGAACTCAGCTCGAAAGATTGTTGAGATGTGGACAACGGGCGATCTGTCTGAATACGTGCATCAACTCCAAGGTGGTCTTTGGTTAACCGGCCGCAAGTGACTTGACTTCATCATGTATGCACCTCAACTCGAAAGCGTTAGCAAAGACCTCTTTATCAAACGCATCGAACGTGATGAAGAGTTCATTACCACGATGGAGCAACAGCTTTGGGATTTTGCCAAACGTGTTCAATCGCATGTGGCCATGCTTAAGGAGGCTGCGTGACAGAGACCGCTCTTACCCTTCAACAAGCTGCCAACACGTTAAGCCTTTCGTACAGCACGATCTTTAGCAAACGCCATGCAATTGGCTTCAGACTGCCCGGCTCAAGAGTCTGGCGCGTCTGGCCAAGCAAACTTGCAGAATTAACCCAACCACGTAATAATCGCCAGCGACTATCTCTCAGGATCGTCGGAGAAGCACAATGTCAATCTTCAAACATCCTGAGTCCGGTTTTTGGTGGCTCGATTTCCGCACACCAGACGGCAAACGAATTAGACGCACTACTCAAACGAAAGACAGGAAATCAGCGCAGGAGTATCACGACAGGCTAAAAGCCTCAGCGTGGCGCGTAGATAAACTGGGTGAGAAACCAGAGTATTCGTTTGATGATGCTGCGTTGGCCTACTTGAAATCATGCTCTGCTCAACGCGACTACCGCTCCAAGGTTTGTCACATTGCCTGGTGGCGTGAGAAATTTCAGGGTCAGCCTGTACGCTCTTTAACAACACGCGCAATCATGGATAACTTGCCAACTCATAAAGTTGTGCAAAGCGGTCCGGCCAAGCTCATGTCGCCTGCGACTAAAAATCGCTACTTGGCCACCATCCATAAAATGCTTACCAATGCTGCAGATATGGAATGGATCGAGGCTGCACCAAAGATCTTACGCTTTGAGGAGGCCGGTGTTCGTGAAAGCTGGCTAACGCAGACTCAAGCTCGCACCCTTATTGATGCGATTGAACCAGGCTGGATGCAGGACATTTGCATCTTTGCACTCGCTACCGGTATGCGTGCGGGTGAGATCCTTTCGCTTGAATGGAGTCAGGTAGATAAGCTTCGTGGCCTTGTGTCAGTTCTGGCGACAAAGGCCAAGTCTAAAACCAGCCGGCCAGTGCCGCTTAATTCAGATTCACTAGACGTCATTAACCGCAGAGTTGGAAAGCACAGGCAATTCGTTTTTGCCAGGGCCGGACAAGAAAGCACAGAAATTGACAGACGGATCTGGGCCCGCGCTTTGAAGGCAGCAGGAATCAAGAAAGATTTTCGCTTTCACGACCTGCGTCACACCTGGGCGAGCTGGCATACACAAGCCGGAACACCGATGCTTATCTTGCAAAAGTTAGGCGGCTGGAAAACGCTTTCGATGCTAAACCGTTATTCACATCTGAACGCGGAGCATTTATTTCAACAGGCGGGGGCAAGTAATTTTTATGGCAGGATTCAGCCACAGCCAGACGCAGAAACTAAAACAGCCACTGGTTAGGGTGGCTGTAAGATGTTAATTTCACTACGTTTTTTTGGCTCCCCGACCTGGACTCGAACCAGGGACCTGCGGATTAACAGTCCGTCGCTCTACCGACTGAGCTATCAGGGAATAGTCGTTAAAAATCAGAAAGTTAAATGTTTTATTACAAACAAGTTTCTACCCGATTTCAACTGTGTCCGAGACTATAGCATAATTTGATCTCAATTTCTCTGACTCACCTGAACCCTAATCATCGCACCAACATGTCAACAAAAAAAATACAAATCATCATAGAGGGCGCTACTGGCCGTCTGGGCAATACGCAACACTTAAAGGGTCTACTCGCCATCCGCAAGGAAGGAGGTCTGTTACTTAAAAACGGAGACAGGCTCATACCCGAACCCGTCCTGCTAGGTCGAAACGCAGATAAGCTTCAAGAAATTGCCGCGCCGCATAACATCGCCTGGACGACAGATCGTCAAGCGTGCTTAGCGGATACAAACAATAAGATATATTTTGATGCCAGCGTAACCGCCGGACGTCACCAACGAGCGATGTCAGCCATGTCGGCAGGTAAACACATTTACCTGGAAAAACCAATCGCCGAGTCACTAGATGAAGCCATTGACCTTGCCGCAACAGCTGAGCGACTAGGACTAAAAAACGGAACTGTTCAAGACAAATTATTTCTTCCTAGCTTGACCAAACTCGCCAAAGTTTCAAAGTCAGGTTTTTTTGGTGAAATTTACTCGGCCAAGATAGATTTTGGTTGGTGGGTATTTGACGGTGAGATCCATCCTGCGCAACGTTCAAGCTGGAACTACCGTAAAAAAGATGGCGGTGGCCTAGTACTAGACATGGGTCCTCACTGGCGGTATATCGTTGAATCTCTTTTAGGTGAGATCAAGTCAGTGAGCTGCAAGACTAAAACAGCAGTGCCCTCGAGACGTGATGAAAAAGGTCTCGCATACGATGTCGATGTCGATGACACATTCTTCGCGACGCTCGAACTTGTCAACGGAGCATTAGTGGAGATCCACTCCTCGTGGGCGTCTAGAATTAAACGTGACGACATTCTGACAATCCAAGTTGATGGCTCACGGGGCTCAGCAGTGTGTGGATTTTATCGATGCTTCATCCAACCCGCAGCAGCTACACCTAAGTCTTTAGTGAGTGTTGAAGCACCAACCAGCGAAAACTTTCACTCACAATGGATTGAAGTTCCTGACGTATCAACGTACACCAATCCATACCGCTGCGGCTGGGAGCTATTCTTAAAACACGTTCAAGAGGATGGTCATTTCCCTTCACCACTCAGGGCGGGAGCTAAAGGACTGCAATTGGTCGAAGCCTGTTACCGCAGTAATGCCGAGCGTCGCTGGATAGACCTGCCGGATTTATCGATCTGATATAATTTTTGGCTTGGTTCAAAGCCGATGTAGCTCAGACGGTAGAGCAGCTCATTCGTAATGAGAAGGTCGAGGGTTCGATTCCTTTCATCGGCACCAA